ATCAAAATCGGCAGGGTATTTCGAAACATCCGTTTCGGATTGGGTGACGATGCCGGTGAACTGGCGGATGGCATCCGCGTCGGAGCGCATCGTGAAGAGCGGCAAGTAATAAGCCGCTTTGCGGTCGTAGATCGAGAAGATGATAGCAGTTTGCATGTTTTAACTCCTAGTAAGCCGGTTTAAACGGGCTTGTTGAACTTCCTCGCGAACGGCTAATCGTTCGGGAGTATTGTCAGACGAATGCTTTTTAGCATTTCTTTGTCTTGCACCTTTCCGTTTTTCGGAATCGGTGAGTTTTAGAGAAGGGACGAAGCGGGGCCAACCGTCTTCATCATAGACCCAGTGGTCATTCGTACAGGCCACTAGGGAATCGTAATATTTCGGAACTTTTACCTTTTTGCCGTTGATAACGCAGAAGTCGTGAGGAAAGACGTCGCTTTTCCATTTTTCGAGCCAAGGCTTGCCTATGCCTGGGCGTCTAGATTGTGTGCAGAACTCGGGCACACGTGATCCGTATTCTGATTTGCGAGCGCCTGTCAATTTTTTCATGACATAGCGTCCGCAGTAAGCAGCAGATTCGAAGGTGACAGAGCCTATGTAGCAGTCACCGTGAGACCATGTCTGGTCGAGTAGTTCCGAGGTGTAGAGATAGTCACCGTTCTCGGTGACTTTGTGGAGTGTCTTATCATCGAAGTCGATGTTGAAGAGTATTGCGTGGTGGTGTGGTCGGTGAGTGGTTTCACCATATTCGCCACATTGAAAGAAGCGGATTTGGCGTCCGCCAAGGTTCTTTTTGAGCCGCTTCATGAACAGTTGCCAGTGGCGGAGATTCAGAGAGTCGTCCTCGGGGAGATCCTCGTCCCGATAGGTCAGGGTAAGAAAGACGTTGTCCCGGTAGAGAGAGGATTCGTGAAGAATCCTCATTGCCCATTGTCGGGAATATTCGAGACGACATCCGATACATTGGCCACACGGAATTGAGATTGGGAGGTCAGAATAGCCGTAGCGCTTGCTAAAGGCAATCTGGCCTCCCGGAGCCCGATATCCAGAGATCGGGTAGTAGCATGGCATGGATTACATCCTGATGCCGCCACGCATCGGATTAGACCGGTTGCGTGGGTGAGAACCGGAGGTGTGAGAGAAGAGCTTTTTGCTCTTTTTGCGGTTCATTTTTGAGCGTCGTTTCATGGTCATTTCACTCCTTTGTTGAGACTGACTTGGTGTCAGTCAGACCAGTTAAGAACAAGGGGGATTACTGGTCTCCCTTTCAGGGTTTCGGGGCCTCCTTCGGAGGGTCCGCTTCGGCCTTCGTTCCGAGTGGTGGGCGCTCCACTTCGGCCTGCGCTTTTTTGGGAGCAAGTCCCATTTCCTGCATCTCGCTGAGATTGTCAGGATTGGTTGCGAATTCGATGAATTGCGCGGGATCGTTGAAGAAACGATCGCGGATTTTCGCGGGCAACGACATGAACATTTCGTCGGCCGCCTGGACTCGTTCGAGTCCCGTTTTGTAGTCGGGGACTTCGGAGAAGTCGCCGTATTGACCGGCATATTTGTTCACATGCGTGAAAAGGCCGGTTTTTTGATATTTGGACATGATGTAGTTGATGTCCGTTTCGTGGGCGAGGTGTTGCTGAACGCGCGATTCCTCGCCGATGTGTTGGCGAACCGCGGAGCGGTCGCCAAATTTTTTTATCCTGACTTTCGTCATATTAGAGGCTCCTTATTTGTAGCCGGCTCGCCGGCGGATGGCTTCGAGGTTGCGGATGCCGTAGGCACGGAGCTTTTCCTCATCAAGCACTCGCTCCCTTGCAGTGGCTGAGAGACGCTTGTGTTCCTGATTTCGGCTTTCTGCTAAGTACGCACGTTGAGCATCCTTGAATGATTCCCAGAAGCCCTTTTCGCCGCGAAAGTATTTTCCGGCTTCGGAGCCTTTGGTGAAGCGATTGAATTTTTCGGCTAACTGGTAGCCGGTAGGAACGGCGGGCAGAAGCCCGGCGTTTTTTTCAGGGGCTGAGTCAAGGACGTCCTGGATGATGTCACCAGAACCGCCATTGATCAGCGTATTAAGACCGCCAACGACCTTGTCGACGATTTTACCGCCTGTCTCATAAGCAGGCGTAAACAGCCCTGTACGGGCGTTTGAGATGGTGTTGGCTTCGATCTGCGTTTTGAGCAGATCGTTTTGAAGTTTCATATTGTCAACAGTCGCGTCCTGGACGCGGAAGTTATAGAGCTTATCGCCCATCGAGCGGGCGGCATTTTCCATGGGAGCCATGGTGTTGACGATGTTGGCTTGAGCGCCCCCCGGAGAGGAGGCGCCGCCAAGTTTTGCCGATAAGATCGGGTTAAGGCCTGCAGCCTTGAGGTCCGCGACTTCGCGGACGTGAGCGGTATTAGACATCCGCTCTTGAAATGCCATCTGCTCACGAGCAGAGGCAATTTGGGCCTCATTTTGCTTCTTGGCTCCTGAAGAGCCGAAAAGTCCCCCGAGTAGGGAAGAGCCGATAGCGCCGACAGCTTGCCACATGAGTGTGATCCTCAGAAATGGTCGATAAGACCGGGGACCGAATATACCGGCATGGGGCGGGTGTGCTTGAGGCGGAAGTAAGAGTCGAAAAGAAAATCAGGATACTCCGGAAGCGCGACAACGCGGTCCACGGGCGGATTTTCTTCGATGAAGGTTTCATTGAGCAGCGGAAGAGCGGCGAAGTCCTGAGAGAGGTGCCAGGTATCAAGAGACTCGGCAAAGTTCGACCGGAACTGGCCGGTGATCTGCGAGGGCTTATAGCGGTATTCCGCGAACCGCTCTTGGTAGCCGAAGACCTCGTTATCAGCCGAGGTTGCTTGAGCGAAGATTTCCTTATTGAGAATGGCCTGTTCGCCGAGGTGAGCCAATGCAGGCCAGTAGAAGTCCCAGCGCGTGCGGCGCGAGAACATACGGTTGAGGCCCTGTTGGTAAGTGAGATCAGCTCGAGCCGAGACGAAGCCCAGAACCAGGCAGTGTTCGGTAAACGATTTGATGAAGCCATGGCCGTGAGCGCCGACAGTGCCGACGGCTGCGAGATTGCCCTGAGGACTGGTCGAGTCAGTCGCAGAGGTTTGCGCGACCGGATTGACATTGACGGGAGATGAGCCACCGCCGAGGTACTCCGGGCGCTGGAGGCGGGCGTCAGGCGATGTAACGCCGAAATGGGCTTTAAGAATTTCGACATAGCGGGTGCCTCCTCGGGCGTCGCGCTCGTAGAGACGTTGGATCTGGAAAGCTTCGCGGAGCTGATTAATCGTGGCCGCAGTCGCGTCCGTGAGGTCGACCTCAAGGCCGGTCGACGTCCAAACGACGTTTTCGGGGCCGGGAGTAGTGGCACCGGAATAGCCCATCACCTGCCCGTTGGCGAAGGTGGGGCGGCGGTTGCCAGCGTTGACAGAGGAGAACGTAGGATAGCCTTGCGAGTCCGGAACTACAGGAGCGGAGGTTCCGAGAGGGAGATCGACGGCGGGGCCTTTCTGAGGCCAGGGAAGGGCGGAAGTGAAGTAGTCGTGGCGCTTGCCACGCTTGAGAAGAACATAGTCAGCTGGATCATCAGGGCCGTCGTTACGATCGACCACGACAGAATCCTGCAAATTCTGGTCGCGGAACCACTCGTTCCAAATGAGATTATAAGCCCGATGCCATAGGGAAGAATGACTGAGTCCGGCAACCTGTGTGGGTATGCCCAGATAGTCAGACAAGGTGCCATTGAGATAGCCACCCACTGGAGACACCATCTGGGGGATAAGATAGTCGGTGGAGTCGCCGGGATCGATTTGTTCACCATTGAATTTCTGCCAATTGTCCCAGACCAGGCGCATGGGAACAGAGAAGAAGAAGGAATCGACAAACATATTGTCCATGAAAGGATGAAGCGGCGTCGAGAGCCGCGCGAAGGCGGTCATAGACAGATTCATCGTGTCGCCAGGAAGAGCTTCATCGATAAATACCGGGATCAAGTACCCGGAGTCGAAGGTGGTTTTGTAACCGTGATCGCGCATGAACGTAGAGCGCGGGATGTCAGCTTTCGGAACTTCCGAAAAGCTGTGTTTCATGACTGAGCGCATGAGGTTTTTCCTTTCCGTTAAAAAAGTGGCGACGCCTAGGGCGTCGCCGAGGTGTCCGACAGCTAGGACTGCGCGGATATGAGGTCCTCAATGTCCACTTGAGGATTTGAAAGGATTTTCGCGTAACGCGCCCGCTCAGTCTGAGCGGTTTGGAAGGCCACGAGGCCATTCATGATAGTGCGAACCGGATAATCAGGTTCGATCCTGCCGTGTTCGAGATCAATCGTCCCGAGTGAGACGAGATCAAAATCGGCAGGGTATTTCGAAACATCCGTTTCGGATTGGGTGACGATGCCGGTGAACTGGCGGATGGCATCCGCGTCGGAGCGCATCGTGAAGAGCGGCAAGTAATAAGCCGCTTTG